GATGAAACGATAATTCGACCGCTGCTTGTCAAGACTCTTAAGTTTGCTGAAGTACCAAGGCCGTGCGATGTTTTGGTTGCAGTAAGGACTCCTACACCTGTTGTAAGTGTAAATCCAGTTTGATTTGCGCCAGCCGACGACTGTACTGCCCAGTCAGTCCCTTGTGTTCCAACAGTAGTGATTGTGGTTGGCACAGTTCGCATTACAGAAGCATTTAAGTCAATAAGAAGCATAGTGAGGGTATTTGCGTCTCCATACAATCCGTTACCACCAACTGCTGCAAACTGAGCACCATTATTTCCCCAAGCATAGGCGTACCTCTGACACAACGCCAGCTCCTGCCCGTAGCTCCTGCGTTCAAACGGGGTGGCGACGGTGCCGGCTTCGAGTTGGACTCCGGTGATGTAGAAGGTGGCTCCGTTGGTGCCGACGACTGAGGTGGCTCCGGTGGCGGAGAAAAACGACGCGGCTGCCCAGCTGCCCGCTGTTCCACTGTTTGAAGAGCCACAACCAAGTGAGAAAAATAGTTCGATTCCCCTCCCGTTTGTTTTGTTCCACGTGCCGGTTGTATCCCCGGAAATTGTAACTGTCTTTTGTTCCCAAGTATTTGCAGCGCTAATTGTGTATGAAAAAGGGTATGATCTGGCTGCGCTTTCATTTCTTAGTGAACCTCCAAAAGTTCCCGTAAGACTTGAGCGCACCCAGAAAGAAATTGTTACTGATTGAGCGGATGGTAATCCAAAGCCAAGGTCTGCCGCGTTGTAGCCTTCTATTCTTTGATACAGAATAAAAGATTCAGCTGCACCTGGGGTGTATGCGCTCAAAGAAGTGGCGCCCAGATAAGAAGTAAAACCTGCAGGGGGAGTTACGGAACCAGCGTTTTGCTGAACTGAAAACTTTGAAGCTACACTACCAAATGCGGCCCAGCGATCCAGCGTGTAGGTGTCTGCGGCTGTAGATGTAATTGTCACACTCGCCCCGCCATTCCGCTGATCAATCCGCATATCACCGTTGATGATGCGGTTTCGGGTGCCACTCAGTGGTCCGCCGTTAAGGCTGCTGACTTGAGCTGTTGCACTGCCATCAGCAGCAAGCACGATGGCTGGAGAAGCCGCTGAGGCGTGTTGAAGGTTGGTTGTTTTAAGTGTGCTCATGGATCAAAACTCCCAGATAGCACGAACGCTTGCGGTGGAGTCAAACAACGCCGTGCCGCCAGCGGTGTTCAAACGTATCTTGTTCAAATTGCCGGACCCCGCCACGCCACTAATAAAGCCTGACACCCAAAAGTGCGCCAAGGTGGCAGAGTGTTCGTGGAAAGAACCAGATGCTATCCATTTGCTGGTTGAATACTTGGAAAGCGTTATCTGTCCACTGATTTCATTGTTGGCGGCTGCAAACAAAGGGACGTCGACGGCAAATCCGTTTGTGGCTATTGACGCTTGGGAACTCCCCGCGCCCATCCCAGTTGTCCGCGAGTTGTAACCGCTTGTTATGTAGGAGCCACCGGTCTGCCCAACCTGAACCAAGATCTGGCTGGTGCCGTTAGTGCTGATGCTGCTCATCAAAAGAGTGATGCGCTTTGCCGTGTTTGGGATGCTCTCAGTGGCAACTATTGTGGTGTTACCGCCGAGGACTATTGACCCTTCCATGATGGCCGGAAAGTTGTCGGCCCAGTTCAATGCACCAGTGCCGTCAGTAGCCAGCACTTGACCACTTGAGCCATTGCCATTGGGCAGCACCAGTGTGTTGTTACCAGCCACTGCCGGTGCGTCGATCCCGGTGTAGCCCGACGTGGAGCCGTTAAGTCTGAGTGTCATGGGGTCACCTCCAGGGCGTCGAGTTGCTCTTGTGTGGGTTGAGCCAGGGTCGGGTGGTTCCACTCCCTGATGTAATCGCCGCGACCGTCAGAGTCGTTCTGCAGGGCGATGGTGCCATCAATGAACAGGAGCTGCTGGTCTGCAAGCTCGGGGTAGATGGTGATGATTTTGTCGTAGAGAGTCATGGCTTATGCGGGGCGAGCGAGGAAAGCTTCAAAGCAAGCGGTGTATTGACTGCCTGTCCCGTTGCCAATTACAGTTAAGGACTGATTGCTTACCGTATAGATTTCCAAATAGTCAGTAGTACCATTCATGTATATCGTCGTAGATACTGCAACTCCCGAATAGTTACCATTAGTCGGCTGGGAAGAAGCTTCTCGGTATGCCGCTCCATTTTTATAGATAGAGCAGTTAGCGAATGCGTTGGCATACGCCCCAAGGGTGCAAGCAAAATACGCAGTTACAAAATAATAACCCGCGACGTTTGGAGTAAACCGATAAGTTGTTGCGCTATCAAAGCAATTAGCAGTGTCGTAAGTTTCTGCCTGAAAAACAATCTTAGTGTATGTGCCCGAGCTAACTGATTGGCTTGATGTGTTTACCGCTCTAAACGCCGGTCCCCCAGTGATCTTCGGCGTCGTTACCGCACCCGCTGCAATGTCATCGGTGGTGATCACACCATCCGGTAATCCCCCGGCCGTAATGCCGGTGACTGTTCCTGATCCGTTGATTGAGATAGGCATGGTTCAGTACCTCACAGGATGATCCAGCTCTGTCCAGAGCCGACGGTGACCGTGGCCCCAGAGTTGATGGTGATCGGGCCTGCGCTCATAGCGTTCTTGCCAGCAGTGATCGTGTAGTTGGTGGTAACAGTTTGACCGTTCTCATAGAAGATGTCGTCAACACCTCCGCCAGTAGCACCTCCAGCTCTACCCCAAGACAAGTTCCCCGAGGTGTCGCTGACAAGTGCATAGCCGGCGACCGTCGCGTCAGTCGATGGCAGGGTCCAGGTGATGTTGCTCGCAATGGTCGACGGTGCCTGGAATGCAACCCAGTTGCCGCCATGCCCTGTCGCCTCCCCAAACCTCAAAGCGGATTGGTTGTTTAGCAGCACCGTGTCGTCAATAACGACGCTCCCCGTTGAACTGCTGATCGTCCGGTTCAGGACGTCCAGGTTGCCGCCCAACTGAGGGGTCAGGTCAGACGCCAGGTCGAAGGAGATCGAGCCACTGGGGATCGTGACGAAGCCAGTCCGCTGGTCGACCGTCAGGGTGGAGCCAACCTTGAACTTGCCGTTGTGGTCAGTGCTGGAAATCCAGACCTTGCCGTTGTTCAGGTCAACGACCTGGTTGGCTTCAACAGGAACACCACCGTTCTCAGGCAGGGCTGTGTAGTTGGTGCCACTGCCCACGTACTCCATGGTGTGGCCGCTGGTTGAGATCAGCGACCGCAGGTAAAAGTTGACTGCATCGCCGCTGTTGATAGCAGCAATCAGGCCAAGGTTCACCGACTGGTTGGTGGGGTCCGGCCGGCTGATGGTCACTGTCCATCCAAGGCCGGATGGCGTAGCCGACAGGATCGGATAGCTGTTCGCTCCGATCTGCACCACCATGTTTTCGGCGGGCCTGGTCGCATCACCAAACCAGCTAGGTGCAGCAGTGGGCGCACCAACCGTGAAGGAGATGTCGTTGATGTTGGCGTTAGCCGCAGCCGTTGCCGAGAAGATCGCTGTGCTGGACCGACCGTCGGCAATCAGGCCATAACGGCCGAAGTCCGTGGTGCTGGCGCTCAGGTTGACCTGGCCACCGTTCAACGCCTTGACGTGATAGTGATTGAAGAAGCCATAGGACGACGTCAGCTGGGCATAGCCGTTGTTGCAGACCAGCGTGCCCGGGCCATCCAGACAGATCTGCGTGAAGCTGTCGACCAGGAAGGACCGCAGTGGTGATGCGGTGGATGGCAGCGAGCCGTCAACAATGATGCCGCCACCCGTCGGGGAGGAGGTCAGGTCGCCGGCTGTACCGGGCAGGTTGTTGGGATTGAAGTTGGAGTTATCAATCCCTGCATCCGAGAAGTTGGTGCAGTTCTGGATGTAAGGCGACTTGACGATGGTCGCCCCCGGGTAGAAGCCAGCCACCCAGCCCTGGGCTGCAGGGAGGCCATAGGTCGGGTCGCTATCAACGGCATTGCCACCACGAGCACCGCTGGCTTTCAGGCCAGCGAAGGTGAAGTTGGCGATGTAGGTGCCGCTGTTGCAGCGGAAGATGGTCGACGTCTCCGTCGCTGCTGTCGGGTGGATGAAGCAGCTGCGGATGGAATCACCAACGATGGACAGGTTGGCCACCGTGATGTCGATGGGCAGCGCCTCCCGGTAGACGCCGGGCGCCACCCTGACGATGTCCCCTGCACTGGCAGAAGCCACCGCGTTCTTGATGGTCTTCTTGGGACTGATGATCCGGTGGCCGTCGTTGGCATCGTTGCCGTTGGCGGCATCGACATAGATGACCGTGGCCTGGATGTTGAACGTACCGCCGGATGTGATGCCAACCCAACTGCTGCCGTTCCAGTACGACAGGGTCTGGTTGACGTCGGACTGATACCACTGCTTACCGATCTGCCATCCACCAGCTGGAGCCGACGGGGTGGTGGGGCTGATCACCATCGTGTGACGACTGTCGTGAGCGGCAGTGGTGCCGATCTTGTCGTTGCTGCTGACCCAGGTTTCGCCTGAGTCGATGGTGTCAGTGGTGTTGTCCCAGAAGTTGGTGTCGACGTAACCCTTGGTGGCGGCGTCCTGCGCTGCCGTCGGGTTGGCGACATTGGTGATGCGCTGGCCGTTGGCAGTAGGCAGACCAGTAGCCGGGTCGATGAAGACCGCCTGCTTGTTGTCATCATCCAGCTCCTGTTGTTTATACAGGTGCTGCAGATTGCTGGTGTCTAAGTCAGCAGCAACAAGAGTTGAGCCATCGGTGTAATCCACCAATGGCGCATTCAGCGGGGTGATGCGTCGTACTTCAACGCGGACGCCATTGGCAGGGGCCGAAGCCAACTGCACCGTGGTGTCATTGACGTAGGTGTAGGCGGTGTCGACGTAGTTGACGTAGACCTTGACGTGTTCCTTGCGGATGTACGGGAAGGTCAGCGCAAATTGCGTCTGGCTGCCGTTACCGGTGTAGATGGCGTAGGAGTAGGGCATCAGCGTTTACCGGGAGTGATCGACCAGGACTGAACTCCTGCTTGACCGGGCTGGGCGGTAGTCCCACCGTACCGGCGGAGATACTCCTTTTCACCTTTGTCTGCTTGGAGCACAGCTTCCTCCTGGGTAATGAGTTGACCTTTGGGTGTTGTGGCCTTGTAGACAGCCTTGGCCAGCTCCTTGTACCGCTGGATCTCTGTTTGGAGAGCAGCAGCACGAAGGCTGACAAAGCGATTGGATGGCCCCTCGATTGGCCAGGACTGGTACTGCGGGGATTCGATCAGCTCTGTCGCTGACTGCAGGAAGGTGCGGCCAAACTCATCCTTCACGGTGGCGAAGGTCATGACATAGTCCTCCAGTTCGCTGGGGGTGAGGCGCATCTCGGCACCGAAGTCAGCAGCACGAGGCCCGCTGAAGTTGGTGCCCTTGCCATGGAGGCGAGCCATCTCCTCATGCACTGGGGTCAACGGCTGACGACCCACCTGGACTGCAGCCATTGGGGTGAACTGCATGAGGGATTGCAGCCATGGCATCTCGGCAGGGATCTGCTCAGCTCCGAGGATCCCGGTGGTCAGGATCGGAGAGCCGGTGATGTAATCCCTGCGGGCCGGCAGGTCGTTCGACCAACCAGGCACTGCATTGCGCACTTCATCCAGGGTTTCCTGGAAGAAGCCCATCAGCCCGCCAATGTCGCTGGGATCAACGGTGCGAGCGACGGGGTCGACCTCACGGCGGGCAGCACGCAAGGCAGAGCTGTAAGGCACCATGCTGGCCGCCAGGCGGGAGAGATACCGCGAGAAGGCATTGCGCTGGTTGGGGCCAGTGATGATCTTGCTGGGGTTGAAGGCTGCCTCGTACAGCTCGTTGAAGCCCTGGAAGTAGCTCTTGCTCAGCACACCACTGGTCGACATACGGGCCAGGGTCAGGACCAGGGAGCCGCCCAGTCGGTTGCGCTCCTCCGTCGACAAGCTGTTGGCAATGTCGGCGTAATCACCGATGGCACCGAACAGGGTGGTCAGCGGTTCAAAGGCACGCATAGAGATGGCCTCTTTCCACTTGCCTTCCTCTTCGCTCCAGTACTGGACGGAGTAAGGCATGCGGCCTTCGATGTCCGTCCACTTCTGCTTGGCAGCAGGGTCGATGGGACCACCACCGTTGAAGCGGATGTAGCCCATTGCTGATGCCATGGTCGCCATGGCAAGAACAGCAGAGCCGGTCGCTACTTCGCCCAGGGCCCGGTCCCGGGTGAAGGGATCTTCGCTGCTGATGTCCCGCCAGAAGGTGTCCACAAAGGCGGCAGCAGGCGTGTTGCGAGCAGCCGCCTTGATGATGTTGTTAGGCACCCGGATGAAGGGCTGGATGAATTTGAAAGCCGGACCCACATAGCGGGCATTGGCCAGGGCATCCATTGCTTCCCCGGGAATCGAGGCCAGTCGACCGACAGGGCCCTGTGTCGCCCAGGCCGCCATCTTGTTGATGAGCAAGCCTTCTTCGACGTACTGCTTGGCGAAGTCCTGCAGATCCTGCTTCTCAAGGCCACGGGCCTGGCCAAGACGGACGCCCTCGGCGTAGGTGCGAGGCTCCAGTTCAGCCCAGATCTTGTCGGTGAAGTTCACCGAATCCATGAACTTCTGGGCATGCGGGCTCTCCATATGGATGTCCGCCAGGTTCTTGCCGTTAATCACGGCGTCCTTGATCGTCTCCTCAGTGCGGGCCGCGGCGTACTGCTGCGCCCACTTCCAGGCCTCAGGACTCATGTCCTTCATGCCACGTTCGACGGCCAGCTCCATGCCACGGGGCAGGTGACGGACGTGCTCGTAGGCGTAGCCAGCCAGGGTGGAGTTGAAGGTGTCGATGGTCAATGCCACTCGGGTGGCACCAGTACCAAGGACACGCCAGAGATGGTTCGCCATTTGCCCGATGGGCTTCTTGGCGTACTCCTCACCCATGTTCATGGTGTTGACCGTCCAGCCAGTCATGGCTTCCGGTCCCTCCATCAGCTCGCCCTGGGCCTCTTGCTTGGCGATGCGGGCCAGGTAATCGACCGTGCTGCCTTCCAGGTTGAACAACGACTGGCCAGCCTTAAAGGCATGCCCGGCAGTACGGATGGCATTGGTCATGTTCATCCAGTACTGCTGGTACATCAGCAGCGAATACATCGCCCGCTTCATCTCACCCTTGATGGCACCACCAGCTGCCTGCTGGATGGGCAGACGAGCCAGGTTCAACAT